AGATGAAACATATTCAGGTCTTGTATATAATTCAAATCTATTTTCATCAAGAACTTTAGCATAAACTGTGCTTGGTAATAATGTAGTTACTACTCCAGCAACATTTGCAGTAGAACCAATTGATATTGCTGTACCTGCGATTCCTATAAATGTTGAGTCTGGTGTATATGTTAATTCTTCATTTGTATTAAAGAAGTGACTATTAATATTGATTGTGCTTGTTGTTGTACTAATTGTTCCAGATGGATTAAATGTTTTAGAATAAATTGGAACTTCATTATGCTTCAATACAAAATCTTTTTTGTTAGCTCTAAGTCCAGCAGCACCGTCATATGTTGATAAGAATAATCTCTGGTCAACTGTACCATAAGTCAAATCAGGAGGTGTATTTTCAAAATCACTTGCTGTGTACAATATTTGATTATATGATTGAACTTCTATTAAAGATTGGAACTCTGCATCAGGATAGAATCTTAGGTTAATATTATCACCGTTAATTTCACCACCAAATGTTCCAATACCAGTTGTTGAACCTGCAGATACAAATGGATACTGAACAGTTAAAATATCATCAGCATCACGAATCGATACAACTTGATGAACTGCTGATGTTTCACCACAAGAAACTCTAATTAATGATTTAACACTACTATCAACTAATTTGTTTAGTGTTGCATAAGTCATTGTACTTGCAGTTCCAGTAACATATCCTGACTCTAATCTAGCACTTCTTTCAGCACCAGCAGGTTGACCAGAAACTGAGAACCTATAAGTTCCAATTCCAGTAGTTGTTGTTCCTAATCCTACAATATTTGCCCTTACATCAAGAGTATTAACTCTATCATTCTCACACTGTAACTTAATTAAATCATTTTCAAATCTTGCAGTAATTACACCAACAACACTATTGCTTAATCCAGACTGTGTATCGACATATGTTTCAGCAATAGTTGTGTCAACACCATCAAAATCAACAATAACTTCATTGTAATTGATTTCTTTAGTTACACTATCTTGAACAAAGATGGTTGCATATAATGAATTAAAATCCGTTTTAGGGAATTGTGCAATAGTGGTAGTTGTAAATCCGATGGTTGTGCTACCAATACCAGCGTTTACACCTGTTAAATCAACACTTCCAATACCATTCGTACCAATACCTGTTAAATCTGTATTAAAATCAATTTTAAGGAGTTTTATGTCATGATCCTTGAGGAATACTTCTGTCGGTGTGAATAAAAGATTCTTAGTTCCTGTTGCTAAAATTTCAGTATCAAAATTTCCTAACTTCACTGTTGTAAAATCAGTTGTTTTTTCAAGAATAAATGCATTATTTTCAGTTGTTAAAGTAACTAATTCTGTAAACTGAGTATCGAAAGTATCAGGATCGACTATCTGTACAAGATAATTTGCAAAATCTTCAACTAATGGTTCAATAACAGTATTAGTGCTTTCAAATCCATCACTAGAGAAGTTTTCACTTATATCATCGTGTAGTAAAACTCTATTTGTTTTACATCTTGTAAAGTCAGTTAATGTTCTATTCTGGAATGTTAGGAATTTAGATCCATTGACTCTTGTATCATAATCTCTTGCAAAATCAAAGTTGTTAATTGCATCTACTCTTTGCTTGTCATTTAATTCAAGAACATTACCAACATCTAATACAACTGTTTGATTTGATTCACGAACACTACCAAATCCAACTGCAAGATTTGATGTAATTGCAGTATCAGAAAAATTCTTAAGACCAGATGGATGAACTAAACGATTTACTGGGTTTACAAATTTTTCCCATTCAATTGAACTCTTAACTGTGTAAGATAAGTTTTGATAGTAATCGTTGTCAGGTATAACTTGATAATCTTCATTTAACTTACCAATATCATCCAACCAACCATAATCTTGCCTATTTGAAAAATCAGTAGTAAACTTGGCTTGGTTGTCTACAATACTTGTTATTTCTGCAGATACGTTACTTAATTCACCCTTAATTCTGTCACCTTTCTTAATTTTATACTTACCATCAATCTTAATATAATCATTTCTTACTTCAATAACTGTTAAGTCAGTTATGACATTACCAACAATTAGAGTTTCTTTTAACTCAAATACACCTCTTGATTGAACTGGTTCAATAACAGGATATTTCTTCTTATTAATTAAAGTAGCATAACCAGATTGGAAAGTCTTAGCAATACCAGGATTTGTTGTGACACCTGCTGTACTAAACTTCAATATACATTGTGTACCAGTAATATAATCATCTACATTGAAGAATTGATAGTTATAATTGTCAGAGTTGTATCCAGTTCCTTCAATTGTTGTATTGGTGGATATTCCTCCTTGTGTAGCACCAATTCCCGCTTCACCTACTCTTTGTATACCTTCAACATAAACTTGGTCTCCAGTCGCAAATGGTTGAGTATCGAATCCATTGATTGGAGTTTCAAGGAAACAAGTTACAACTCCTGAATTACTAATTTGAACTGAGTTAATTCCAACACCATTAGAGTTATTGATTGAAATTATCTTATGAACCACTGAATCTAACCCAGTAACAGGTGATAATACATCAACTCTAGATATTGTTTGGTTAGGTGTAAAAGGTTGTAGTGAAAGAGTATCAACAACAGTATTTGAAACTGGGTTGAATACAATCAAATTAGGTGTGCTCATATAGTCAGCACCACCACTTACAATATTAACAGAATCAATAATATCAAGATTATCAATATTAACAACAGGTGATATAAAAGCTTCTGGACTTAAAGTTTTGTCTGAAGAATATTCATAACCAATATCAACTATTCTTATTTTTTTAATTCTTCCAATATTATTTGAAGATGCAATTATGTTTGCATCAGTTCCATTTGTACTTGTGACTGATTTAAATTGTGGTAATTTCTTATAATTAAATCCTGGTGATATAATATTTAAATTTTTGATTGCACCGTGAACTGCAGTTGATTTTGTAGAGTACTCAAGTTTCTCACAGTCACTAGAATTATAATTTAAAAACTCAGGAATTTTTGGTGAAATATCAAAAGTATCTGCAGTAACGTTAGATATCTTATATTCTCCATTATACTTACTATCAATAAATCTAATTTCAGAATAATTAGATACTTCAGTATCAGCAGTGCTTATGAAACCACCTTTAGTCAATCCATAATATAATCTACCTGGTGAAGATGCAGAATATTGTACAGTTAAAGCAGCACCAATAGGATCAGTATTATTCGTTCCTATACCGATTGTTCCACCAGTACCAACATTAAATGTGCTAGAATCCTGTGAACTTAAATATTCGTTTGTAAGTTCTTTATCATAGAATAATTTAAAATCGAAGTTTAGTAAAGTGGAACTTGTTAAACCAAAGTTTAATTTAGAATTTTTAACTACATCAATTCTTGGATTTATTGGTGCGATAGATTGATTATCTCCACCAGTATTTGCTGTGATATTTACAGTTCTAACTGGATTTGAATTAATATCTAAAATTGTTTCAGCAAGTTGGAATCTTCTACTACTTACTTTGTTAACAAAATATGTGCCTGTGCTTAATCCAGTTGCACCACCATCATAAAATACTTTATCACCAGTTTCAAATCCATGATCCACCAAATCTATTTGATTTGTTTCTACATCAGAAGCAGTGAATAATATTGGATTAACAAGTAATTTTTCAAATGCCTCATTATAATTTACAGATACAGGTGTTGTATTACCAATTCCAACATTAAGATTAGGTACTACATTCAGTTTAATAGTATCTCCTTCAATAAGATTATGTGTTGTAGTATTTGCTGCTGCTACATTTGTTGATACTGTAGTAACAATTTTATCAATAGTGCCTGTTACTTGTTCTTTACTACTTTGGAAGAAGTATAATCCTGAAGAAATACCAGTTAATGAACCTTTACTATAGAAATATAATCCTTCACTTGTACTACCAATACCAACTCTAGTAGTAACTAAACCAATATTATCATCCCCTTTATCAATTACATACACTTCAGTCGAATTAGCACCAATAAATGGGAGTTTAAATTCAGTGACTAATGGTGTGCGTCCTACATCAAAACGATTTGCACCATTTCTTTTGTTTAATGTTAGTTTTTGACCTGTTTTAAATGGATGATTTGGTATATGAATTGCTCTAGTAGGTATAGATGTCCTCTCTACAATCTCTCCTACAACTCTATCAACACTTATAGCACCACCAGATGTGGTTCCAACTCCAACAGATTGAGGAGCATTGAAGTATATAATATCATTTACTTCTGATTCAAATTTCTTTGTTTGTACTGGAATACTTATTTGGTTATTTAAAACATCAATATTTGATCCAAGAGTATGTGCAATACCAGTATGTCTTTGTACTCTGATTACTTTTCTTAATGGATATACATTTAAAACTCTTAATAATTCAATATCACTAGCATTGCTTACATTACCCGAACCAACTCTTAATGAACCACCAACAGAAACTGAATTTGGAATTTGTGTAACATATATGTCTTGAATCAAACCACCAGCAGCACCAATAGTCATTGCCTTTGCAAGTCCAATTCGATCAGTTTTTATACCAATATTAAATGAGTCCGTCAAATTGACGATTGAACTACTTAAACCAGATATAGAAACTGCATCTTTATGATTTAATTCAATGAATGGTAAGTAATTTGCTACAACTTCAGTTCCACTTTTCCATTCAAATACTGCATTTTCAAAACTTGTAAGAGTTGTGTTAATATTAGTAATTCCAATACCAACTATTTCATCAACTTCAGCACGGAATCCTGAACCATTAGTACCAGTATCATCAAAATCTGTAAGATCACCAACTTTATATCCATCACCACCGTTAAGTATGGTTATTGCGTCAACACCACCTTCAGTTACAGCCTCTATTTTTGAAATTTGTCTTATTTGTTCATAGGATTCAATTACAAAATCATTTCCAGCAGATTCTTCATCTACATTATAGGGTAGTGTATTTCTTCTTAATCCTGAATTATTAAAATCAAAATCTTGATTTAATATTTGATTTTCTGCAATTAAAGGTGAACGATATGTATTACCAATAAAGTATGGGTATTGTCCTTCTAATTTATTTGTGCCAGTTCCTAAACCGACAGTAGAGAAGTATGCATAAACTCCGTTCGGAAATTCTGGTGTTTTACCAAATCTACCATTATGAATATCTAAATCTCCTGTTCCATTATATACATGATCCTCTACAAAAAATCCTGCAGAATATCCTGGTGGACGATTTGTAACTCTATTAATATCAGTTACATATGATGGTGTAATAATTTTTAAATTTGAGTTAATATTATCTGCATCTGAATATCCAAAAGGACCATATATTGGATTACCATCATATGCCCATCCGACAATTGGAGAGTGTCCTATGATTTGATTAAATTCACCACTACCAGTAACAGTAAATGTATTCTCGAAATTATTTGCAATATCTTGAGAATATCCTAATATACTGAATCTTAAAGTATCTTCTTTTGTAGATAAGAATGAATCACCAAATCTATGTGTATTATTTAATGTTAAACTTCTAACTCTAGCAGCGTAAACTCCATTATCACCTCTAGAAAACGCTCTAACCTCTGTTGCAACGCTACTATATCCAATACCAGTATTAGTGACAATCGCATCTATAACTTGACCATTTTCGATGACTGGACGTACAACAGCACCTGCTCCAGTTCCTGTTGATATTACTCTAACTTCAGGAGCAGAATAATATTCTCTACCTCTGTTTACAACTGCTACATCAGTAATTCTACCATTTACTATGATGGGTTTAAATTCTGCATACTTACCATTTTCAATGGTAACTTTAGGTATGACTTCTTTATCAAGAGTTGTAGAACCATAATTTGTTCCTTGCTCATAAAGATATCCACCAATCAGTTCACCTGTTACAACAGGAGTAATTGTAATATTACCTGTAATTGTTGATCCATAAGAAACATCGACATTTACTTTAATTTGAGGATAATTAAATATTTGGAATCCTTCACCTGAAGTTGTAAAGTCAGCGTACTTACCCCTATTATAATTAACTATTGAAGTTCCACCTACACCAGCATCTGCTAATTGGAATGTATCATTAGTTAATTTTTTAATATAATATGATGATGTTGTAGTTAATCCTTGTATTGCTGTTGTTTCTGCAGAATATTCTACAATCTCACCACTATTAAATCCATGATTTTTAAAGGTAACAACATTTAAAGATGTTGATATACCAGTAGGTTTAACTCTTAATTTACGATGAGTATATCCAGAACCCTCTTCTAAAACTTTAACTGCAACTAAAGTATTTTTACTTTCTGTTCTAAATTTATGAATACCACTTGCTGCTGTATCAGTTGATAATCCTACAGTGTTTATACCTGTAGTTCCAAATAATGCATCATTTTTACTATTGAATATTCTAACTGTAGATGGATTAACTGATCGTACAAAATATGGAGCACCATCAGATAAAGTACCAGCAACTATATTTGCAGGATCATAAGCAGTTCCAATACCAATTGGAGCATTGCCATTTGAACCATAGTAAACTAATTGACCATCATCTAAACTATGAACTGTTTTAAATGTTATAGTTTCATTTACAATATCTACACCACCATTGAAGAATACGTCTCTACTATCAAACTGCAATTCTCTATTTCGAGTACCTAATATTGGTTGTAATAAACAACCAGTTCCATTACCACCAGTAAGTGAAATGCTTGTAACTGCATCAATATCAAATTCTTGAGGATCTACAAATACTTCTTTGACTGTACCTTGTATGATTGGTTCAACAGCAGCACCAACTCCAGTGCTTGTTTCAATACCAACTATTGGAGGATTAACAACATCATATCCACTTCCACCATTTAATAAATCAATAGATTCTAAAGGACCATAATATATCTGATTATCTGAAATAGGTGAACGAACCTGAACACCATTTATCAATATACCAATATCATTTGTAGGTATATCTTGATTTGAACTAACAAATAAGTTTTGAGATAATGGAATCTTTCTTAATATCTTATCTGCTTCTAATTTTCTACTTTTATGCTTTTCTAATACAAATCTATGAATATCACTTGTAGATGTAGTAGGACCAACTTGAACAGTACTTGCAGATCCAATTTGTGCTAGAGAGTTAAATATTCTAATCTTTGTAATATCTTGACCTGGTTGAGGTATAACAGGATCTACAAAATATGTTCTGCCCGTATCCAATCCAACTAGTACTTCACCTTCTGGTAGATATGTAACAGCATCACCTTGAATAAATTTTATATTTCTACCAATATTAAAGTTAATAAAACTATATCGATCATTCAAAGGATTAAAACCATCTAATCCAGCAGCAGTTCCACCTGTAAGATTCTCTTCTATTATATTTGTTGTTATGTCATAACTTGGTAAAGAGTTTGATGCAACATAACCATCAGCATTTCCATCAGTATAAACACTTAAAGTATCTGCAATAATACTATCATTACCTTGAGCAAGAGTTACACCAGAGCTTGATGCCTTTTCAACTTTTCTACGAATGTCATACAATTGATTTGCATCTTGAGTAAATCCAGCAATGTTTGATACTGTTATCTGATTTAATCCAGTATTGATACTGGCAACTGTACCACTACCAGCAATAACCTGTTGATTTCTTTTTAAGATATCAAATCTATCACCAACTTTAAGAGATGATTTATCAATTGGAGTTTTTAATGTGAAGGTTGAACCACCAACTGGTATATCAACTTGAAATCTTGAACTTGTATTATAGATCCAAGAATTAGCAAATATCTGTTTATAATTTTTACTATCATTTTCAATTTTTTCACCAACATTTTTAACAAA